CGACGACCGCGTTAAGGGACTGGGACTCAAGCTCCTGGGTGACCAAGGTGACGGCATCGATCGCCTGCTTCATTGTATAGTATACTATACTTACAGAAATTATTCGGGAAGCAGATCTTCTTCGAGTGCAATTTTTTTGTACTCTGTCTTTTTATACCCACGCGTCCTGGATGTATCACTGTCGCTGTCACTATCCGAATCGGAATCAGAGGCACTATCATCATCGATGACTTTAAATTCATTCGTGGTCCATCCCTCCACAGTGCTCATTACTATTAATAGCATTTTTTAAGAGCTCTTCTACCGGACTTTGTGGTACCCACGAATCCCATGCGTCATACGTCTCGTTAATGGCTTTAAATGCTGGATCGTCTCCTGAGTACCTTACAAATTCAATACTGTCATCGTCAATGATGTCAATATCGTCGATGTCTTCTTCGTCATCAATGTTTTCGTAAATTTCGGGAAAGTAACTTCCAATATGTTGTCCAACTGTGCGCATGGCACAATATTTTGCAGCGTATTCAAAGTCTTTACTGACGATTGCGTCTCTTCCACACGCTTTTGCATATTCGCATGAAAGGATGATAGCCCTTTCGATGACTGGTGTCACAATATCTATGATAGTTTTCAAATGACTTTCATACATATCGTTACCCGTATCACTGAGATCAAAACCAGTCTTCATTTATTAGTTGTCTCCAAAAATAGTTTGTGCAATTCCATCCATAATTCGAAGGATGTTGTAACTTAGGGCGTATACACGTAAATCGCGGTCGTGTGTGTCATTTGGTGTGACATTCATTTTAAGGGTTTGATTCTTGATGAGTGTAAAGTTCTTCTGACCTGTGGGGTATGGTTTTTCTGGTTCAAATCCGAAATTGTACGAATAAAATCGTCGAATGAGAGGCGTTTTTGCGTGGTGAATACCAGGTTGAAGTGCCTTTAGAAACATAAATTTACCCGTTTCACCTGAGATGATTTGTTCATCGTCGAGACGTAAATCGAGAGACACAAGGTTTTCATAAAAGAAGAGACGATTATCAACCGCCACGTAAATGTTATCATAGTCAAACGGACTCACAAAATCGGAGAATTTACGTTTATTCTCGCGTTGAATAACGAAGAAGAGTTCTTTGACTGGATTTACAAACGATAAATTAAACGTATTGTCACGAACACTCTTTGGAATTTTGAATGCATTCTCCTGAAGCTGTGTGATCACAAAGTCTCGCCGTGTGTGTTGAATCTTGAGTCGTTCAGCGCTTTCAAGAAAGATGAGTTCAAGGTTCATGTTGAACTTTTTAATTCTATTTTCGAGATAGGATCGTTTCAGTTGATCATATACACGAACATGACCCGCACTCGTACCAGTTCCATCGTTCGATTTTGCACCGGCTGCAACGCGCGTCCCGTCACCTGAAACTGCAACGGACCAACCGAGTTCATCACCAAGGGCTTCGGCGTCGAGGTCTTTACCAACTCGAGCCCAACCACTCAAACCATACGTATACACACGCACATGTCCCGCATCCGTACCAGTTCCGTCGTTCAAGTTTGCACCAACGACGAGAATACTTCCATCGTCTGATAGTGCGACCGAGGTACCACTTTGATCACCCAGCGCTTCACCGTCAACATCGGATCCGAGTTGTGTCCAATTACCATTGACGTACTCAAACACACGCACGTGACCCCGAGAGCTTGAATTCTTCGGACCACCGACAGCGAGTCTGTGACCATCTCTCGCAAAACTAATGGAAAATCCAAATTCATCCCCGGGGTTTTCACTTTCGATGTAGTCACCAAGCGGAAGCCATTCTTGTGTGATTGAATTTAAGTATAACGTTCTGAAATAACTCGTGCCATCTGGATTGTTCGCGCCACTCGCCACACGCAATCCGTCACCCGAAATAGATACACTGTATCCGAGTGCATCACCTGTTACCCGGCCAAGTTCAGTATGTTTATGTACCCATGCACCTTCTTCGTATTTATATATATAGAAAACACCTTGCGACGTCGCATATCCACGACCACCGATGACAATCGTATTCCCGTCATCCGAAAGATCAACCGCATTCCCAAAGTTCAAGTTTAGATTTGACGCGTGAATCACTGGATTTATCGCTTCACCACTTCCCCACGTGGTTCCATTCCATCGAAAGATCTTCACCTGACCGTTATTCGAGATGCCATTATAATTATGATCTGGTGCACCGACTGCGAGAATAGTACCATTCGATGAAAGTGAAATCGACTGACCAAAGAAATCATTCGCAACACTTCCATCTATATCCGATCCTAACTGTGTCCACGTCTGATTGACGAGTTGGTACACCCGCGCATGTCCGGAATCATTCGGTACCGCGTCGTTATTTGGCGCCCCGACCGCCATGATGGATCCATCTTTTGATAACGCCACTGAAAAGCCCGACTCATCACCAATCGCCTCACCATCGATATCGACACCAATTTGAAGATAATTACCAACTTCATAGCCAATTCCAGCAGTCGTGTGTGATGCATAGGAAGTCACGTTGTTCAAGAGAATTTTTGTGTTGTCGACGACGACATCTTCAATGTTTCTAAACTTTACCTCTATTTCGACTTCTTGCTTGTCGATGGCACACAGAGGTATCGCGAGTTCTGGGTTTTTATAAAAGTAAAAAGGAACATCGACGAAATACTTTTCACGTGTAGTCGCTGTACCGAGATAACCAATGATGGTTGGATCAGCGACACGCACAGATGATTGTCTATTTGGATACTTTCCAATGAGTTTGGATAGAGCGGTCTGGTTCGTCTGTGTGCAGTTGTGTTCTGAGTAAATTTGTAGATAATCGCTCGGAATACGTTGTATTATTTTACCACCGATGATGAGGTCCACGTATTCAATCATGGCATGCGCGATGGACTCGACGTACCCAATACCACTACTCGAAGCATTCGGAATCGCGTCGAGTTCAATTTCAAAACTTACTGTTTTTAAAAGATCTCCAATATTAACCGGAATCCGGCTACGAAGTGTGGTTCCGAATTCGGGTACACCGTCAAAATCATGTTTCGTGAATGTTTTCGCGAAATTTGTATGTCTGGAAAACCGTTTCGTGAAATATGTAAATTGCGGTTCAACCGTAAAAAACCTGTCCTGTGGACCGGTTGTCTCGAGCTGAAGTCTACCAGCCATTACTACTATAAAGGGTTAAAATTTTAAACCAGCTAATCCACTTTGAATGCACAGAACGTTATAGTTCTTTGCGTAGACACGAACCGTGTTTGGACCGTTCGTCGTCGAGTCGAGTTTAATTGTAAAGAGTTTATGATATACACGACTCATATTTACTTGACCTGTTGGGTATTCGACTTGTGGGTTTTCGGAGAATGAATACACACCGAAGATTGGATTAACCGCTGTAACACCAAGCACCGTTGGTGAGTTCGTGTGGTGGGCAAACGGTTGTTGGTATGTAATAAATTTATGATCAGCGTTAAATATTTGATTGTCGTTAAACTTCAATTCAACATTATCAATCTTTTCAAAGTTTAATGGAAGGTTATTACTGGTATAGTATTCGTTTTGTGCGACAAAATACATTTCTTTGACTGGGTGTTGAAATTTAAGCATCACCGACTTTGTATCCACACCGTAAGGCATGACAAACTGTGACATTTGAAGTTGGGTAATCACATACTCAAGTGGGCGAGTCAATAAATAATTCTTTTCATCCGTTCCAATGAATACAAATTCTGTATCCATAGACACATTCTTAATCGACGCCGTCACGTTCGAGGGGATGATGTTATTTTTCGTGTCTCGAACAATCTTATTAAGTGGTCGCAACTTCAAACGAACTTGGACCAATTGTTTCGTCAATGCACACACAGGAATCGACAAGTTTGGAAATCTATAGAAGAAGAATGGTAAATCAATGAAGAATGTGTAGTCGTCGCGATACCCAAGATAGTTTCCATGACTATTCAAAAAGTAAAGCGACTGTGCGACGTCGTCATCATTATTGTACAATTGTTGATGCATGAATATGTATTCTCCTGTGATTCGCTCAATCGTCTGTCCACCGATGAGAAGTTCTGCATATTCAATGAGTTCCGTACACACAGATGGCACGTATACGAGGTTATTGATTAAATTACTCTCGTCTGGTGTTGGATCACTCAAGGTTATCTTAAGGGAAATGTTCTTAATCAAGTCACCTTTGTTTTGTGGTACACGGCATTCGATAATTTCACCAAAGTCAATTTTACCATCAAACGGACTTTCAATTTGTTCGAGTGCAAATTTACTGTGTCGTCTGAACAATGTCAGGAAATAGGAAAATTGTGGTTCACCCGTGAGCCATTGATCTTGGATACCAGTGACAGCGAGTCTCACACGTCCAGACATATCTACTGTATGTGAGTAAAATTTTGCGAAATAAAACGGTTCACTACAGTAGAATGAATCTTCAACTGAGGAAATTCAAACCCGAGAATATGAGCGACGATCGGGTGTGTGTATTCATAGGTAAGCGTAACACGGGGAAATCAACCCTCGTGAAAGACATTATGTATCATAAAAAACATCTTCCAGCCGGGATAGTCTTGTCGGGTACCGAGGAAGGAAATCACTTTTATTCAGATTTTATTCCAGATTTATTCATTTACGGAGATTACGATCGAGAGGCGATCGAACGTGTGATGGCCAGGCAACGCAAACTGGTGGGTGCGGGTAAAGATAATTGTGGTGCATTTATGCTTCTTGATGATTGTATGTATGACTCAAAGTTCCTTAAGGATACGTGTATTCGTCAGTGCTTCATGAATGGTCGGCACTGGAAGATCTTCTTTATGCTGACGATGCAGTATGTCATGGATCTTCCACCAGCACTTAGAGCAAATGTAGACTACGTATTTATACTCAGGGAAAACATTATACAAAACAGAGAAAAACTGTATAAATCTTTTTTTGGTATATTTCCGTCGTTTGATATGTTTTGTAAGGTCATGGACCAATGTACAGAAAACTATGAATGTCTCGTACTCGATAACACTGTAAAATCTAACAAGATTACGGACTGTGTTTTTTGGTATAAGGCAACAGTTCGTAAGAATTTTAGAGTTGGTGGTCCTAGTTTATGGCAAGCACACAGGAAAATGTATAATCCTAAATACTCACAGCAGAAGGATGATGATGCAAAGAATGCAACAAAAAAGACTCGACTCACTGTAATCAAAAGAAAATGAAAATGCGTCACTCATATGTTTCAAAAAACTCAGGCTATATAAATGTCTGACATACGAACGATGAACCTAAATGATAAGGATGATGGTATGGTTTCGCTCGATAACCCATCGACTACGTTTGTGCAAGAAAACGTACATGAAAAAAATATGAGTCAAAGTAAAGATACAACGACCATGGATTCCACGCCGATTTCCGAACTTATGGGCAATGCTTCCGCGGCACCGGATATCATGGCTCCGCCGATGATGACTGCCGAACCGCGTATGCAAAGCGTCCTCGCGACGGCTCCGCAAATGCCCATGCACCAAGCACCGGCGCATTCCGAAGAAAAGAAGGTCGAACCAACGAGTAAAAATATTATGAATTTGACGGATGATCAATTGTTTGCCTTGATCGCCGGTGTATGTGCGGCTGCCGCTGTGAGTAGGCCGGTCCAGGAGAAGCTTGCGAGTACTGTACCCAAGTTTCTGAGTGAGAATGGCTCTCGAAGTGCGGTTGGATTGGCTTCGACGGGTCTCGTCGCTGCCGTGATTTTCTACCTCACAAAGACGTATATCGTGAAGAATTAATAATTCACAACGTTCATCGCCGATGCCATGGGTTGCGTGGCTGCTGCATTGTTCGCAGTTTCCCAACCCATTTGAGTGTAGAGCGTCTTATGAATACCCGAATAATAGGTAATCAACGCACCCAACGTAAAAGTGGTCACAAATAATGCACTACCTTGCAGTGTTTTCTTTGTGTCTTTACCGTATTCCGTCACGGTTTCTTGTGACTTTTTACTTACACGCCCAAACGCGAACGCCAGGAGGAATGAGAAAATAGACGCAATAAACATGAACTTTTGATCCACCGCAAGTTGTGGGATATTTCCAACGATCAATCGAAGAACGTTTGGCATAACGATTGTCATTAACGCGAGGCGGGCGTTATAGTTTTCGATGAACAGGGGTGTCTGAGTCAAAAGCATAACAGCGGCCCATAAGCCAATTGCTTTTGCAACGAGGGACACTGGAGTCTTCATATAAATGTAGTAAAGATTATTTATCCTGAATGTACTGACCACAGAACTTTGTCTTTGACGAGATCTTTTCATATATTCCAAGATCAATACATATTTGGCGGAGTTCTATAAAATTTGTCCAGAAGTCTTCAGAATGTGAATACTCTTGTACTGTCGCGTGTGCGAGTTCGTGAATGAGCACGTGAAAGATTTGATTCGAGTTCTGACCATCAATACACAAACCAATATCAACACCCTTATTCGTATTGTAGCCGATCGGTCCACGAGTTCTACGCATAGCCGTGATGGGAATACACCGTGTCAACATATTGAATTTCTCGTTATTCGTGTCAGCTAAGTGTTCACGCAATCGCCTGTATTTTTCTTTAACCTCGATGAGTCTCTGCGGTTCACGCGTATATGTGAATATCACAAAGTTAATAATGATGAGCAAAACCCAAGCTATCATTTCTTATATACAAAGATAAATTTACTATAGAGTTCTGAGATTGGATTCCCCTCAAGTCCCTGCCATATTTCTAGTTTGAATCCCAACTCCTCTAGATGTGTGATTAAGAGATCCTTAAATGCTATAGGTTCTGAACGCGGTCCATCGGCATAAAACGGTGTATCGACGAGATGTACGAACAATTTCTCACCAAATCCGCCATTTCCTGGATGTCTCATCTTGAAAAAATTCCCAAGCTTGTCCGTCATCGGTGTTCTAAACATGATCTTTTCCGAATCTGGAATGATACCGATGAGACGCCCTCCGGGTCTCATACGTTTCCGTATTTCGCGTATAGAATCAAAAAACATATCACGTGTTTGAAATATATAATGGAGTGAAAAGTTGTAACAAATGATATCAAAGTGTCTGTGTGGACAATTGAAAATATCACCGTGATAAAAATTCACACGCATTTTCATATTCTTTGCTCGTGTTTTTGCTTCTTCGAGTGCTGATGGCTCTGGGTCACACATGTTTATGTTTGCCCCACATGCACGCCATTTTTGGAGATCCCCACCAAATCCACACCCCACATCGAGAATTTGGTAGCCTTCTTTCGTGACTGACTGAATCAGTGCACGCTTCGCATCATTGTGCGTTCTGCGAAGGTCTTCCATTTATATTTACTATTCTCAGTCTTTTAAACGACTTAGTGACTCAAAAGGCTTAAAGTTTAATACCGTATCAAGACTATAATGACTTCTCTTGAACAAGATTACACGACAGTTCCGGGACAACTCTTCGCGTGTTTGTCCGTGATTGGACCCGAATGCCCTCAAAAGAATGATAAATTTGGCGTTAAGATCCGTGGTGCCTTTGCGACTCGTGATGAAGCTGCAAACCACGCGAAGCGTCTTCAAAAGGAGGATTCGACGTTTGACATTTACGTCGTCGACATGTACAAGTGGTTATTGATTCCACCGGATCGCGACGCGATTGAAGATGTGCATTATCAAAACGAAAAACTTGAAGAAATCATGCAAGGTTACAGAGAAAACCAAATCCAAGCGGCACGGATGTTCGAAGATCGCAAGAAGGACATGATGTCTGTGCGTGCAGATGGTTCGTACATCAAACCTGGTGATGAAAACTCCAAGTATTACACGAAACCAGACGAAGCACCGATCAGTCACCCAGCCGAAGTCTTGGAACGATTGCAAAAAGAAAAACCGGATGCATCAATGGAAGATCTCGTCAAGGAAGCGGATGCCATCGTGGCTGCCGAGGTCGAGGAACGACGAAAGAGACGAGAGGCCGAGGCCGAAGCCGAAGCCGAAGCC